AAGTATGCGGGGGCATATGTCAAGGAACCGATTCCTGGAAAGTATGATTGGGTTGTGTCTTTTGACCTTAATTCTCTTTATCCTCATCTTATTATGCAGTACAACATCTCGCCAGAGACACTACTGGAGGAACGACACCCAACGGCTACAGTTGATAAGATACTTAATGAAGAGATAAACTTTGAGATGTATAAAGATAATGCGGTATGTGCCAACGGGGCCATGTATCGTAAGGATAAGCGTGGTTTTCTACCAGAACTCATGGAGAAGATGTATGGCGACCGTGTGATCTTTAAGAAGAAGATGCTCGCAGCTAAGCAGCAATATGAGAAGACGCCTACAGTAGAACTCATGAAAGAGATTGCCAGATGTAATAATATCCAGATGGCAAAAAAGATTTCACTTAACTCTGCTTATGGTGCTATTGGTAATCAGTATTTCCGTTATTATAAACTAGCAAATGCTGAGGCAATTACACTTTCTGGCCAGGTATCAATTCGCTGGATTGAATGTAAAATGAATCAATATCTAAATACTCTTTTAAAAACAGAGGATGAGGATTATGTTGTCGCATCTGACACTGATTCAATCTATCTTAATATGGGACCTCTTGTTACTAAATTTTTTGGTAATCAGTCTAGCGATAAAGCAAAGATTGTGGGAATACTTGACAAGATCTGTGAAGATAAGTTGGAACCATTCATCGAATCCAGTTATCAGGAACTTGCGGATTATGTTTCGGCATATGAACAAAAAATGAGTATGAAGCGTGAGAACATCGCTGACCGTGGTATCTGGACTGCGAAGAAGCGTTACATTCTTAATGTGTGGAATAGTGAAGGTGTTCAATACTCAGAACCTAAACTGAAAATGATGGGAATTGAAGCTGTTAAGTCTTCTACTCCTGCTCCTTGCAGGAAGATGATTAAAGATGCTCTCAAACTCATGATGAGTGGAACGGAAGATGATGTAATCGAATTCATTGAGAATGCTAGGAAAGAATTTAAGACACTTCCTCCAGAGCAAATTTCATTCCCACGTTCGGCGTCTGATGTTGTTAAATATCAGTCATCTGCCGACATCTATGCCAAGGGAACTCCTATACATATACGGGGTGCTCTTTTGTTCAATTATTACATTAAACAAAAGAATCTTACTAATAAATACTCTCTCATCCAGAATGGAGAAAAAATTAAATTCTGCTACTTGAAAAAACCGAATATTATTCATGAGAACATTATCTCATTTATTCAAGAGTTTCCTAAAGAGTTGAATCTTGACAAGTACATTGACTATGACTTACAATTTGAGAAAGCTTTTCTAGAACCGCTCAAAGCAATTCTTGATTCCATTGGGTGGAGTGTAGAAAAAACAAACACGTTGGAGTCATTTTTCCTATGAAGGATCAATATACTGTCGATGACGGTGAATCTAAACAAGACAAATGGAATCGAGGACTTGATATTTTTATTGAGTCAGTTCACAAACCAGATCCCGCACTTCGCCAATGCGCTCACAATCAAAAGTGCTATCATGAACTAATGGATGTGAGAAAAAATGTTCTGGAATACTTAAAAACACTACGCTGGAATTAATGGATCTACCTATCAATGACAAAGAACTGAGCACCATTGTGAGTGCTATGACTCTCGGTGGTGATACCGCTTTGTATCAAAAACTTAAACTAGTACAAGAACTGCGTGAGCAGGGTAAACCTTATAAAAAAATACTTCGTGAACAATATGGGATGGTGGCTTGATGGATTTTCTTAAAGAAATTGTAAAAGAGATTGGTAATGACTTTACCAAATTAGCATCGGATATTGACGAGACTGAAACTTATGTTGACACAGGTTCGTACATTTTTAATGCACTGGTTTCAGGTAGCATATTTGGTGGTGTATCTGGGAATAAGATTACTGCTATTGCTGGAGAGTCTTCTACTGGAAAGACTTTCTTTTCTCTCGCTGTGGTTAAGAATTTTCTTGATTCTAACCCCGATGGTTATTGTCTCTACTTTGATACTGAGGCAGCCGTTAATAAATCCTTACTTGAGTCTAGGGGTATTGACCTCTCCCGTTTGGTCGTTGTGAATGTCGTTACCATTGAAGAGTTTCGTGGTAAGGCACTCAAGGCAGTAGACCTTTACTTAAAAAAACCTGTAGAAGACCGCAAACCCTGCATGTTTGTGTTAGACTCTTTGGGTATGCTTTCTACAGAGAAAGAAATCACTGATGCACTGAACGACAAACAAGTTCGTGATATGACTAAATCTCAACTGGTCAAAGGTGCATTCCGAATGCTCACACTCAAATTAGGTCAAGCAAATGTTCCCCTCCTGGTCACGAATCATACATACGATGTCATCGGAGCTTATGTACCAACAAAAGAAATGGGCGGAGGTTCTGGACTCAAGTACGCAGCAAGTACGATCATCTATCTCAGCAAAAAGAAAGAAAAAGATGGAACAGAAGTGGTCGGCAATCTTATCAAAGCTAAGACTGCTAAGTCGCGTCTGAGTAAGGAAAATAAAGATGTGGAGATTCGTCTTTTTTATGATGAACGCGGTCTGGATAGATATTATGGACTACTTGAACTCGGTGAGATTGGCGGTCTCTGGAAGAATGTCGCAGGTCGTTATGAGATTGATGGCAAGAAGATCTATGCCAAACAAATCCTTAAAGAACCAGAAGTTTATTTCACTCCAGAAGTAATGGAGAAACTTGATGAAATCGCAAAAGGAGAGTTTAGTTATGGATCATGAAGAATATGAGCACATTAACAACGACCCACATGATGGATGGTGGTTACGACCAGAGTATCAAGATATTGAAGACAAAGATAAATGTCCAGAAAGTTGTAGAACAACTTAAAAAATATCCGCAGGATTGGGATCATCAGAAACATCTAGAAAATTCCCAATCTTTAGTTGATAGAGGATTTGCTGACTTGCCAGTGAGCGCACTTCAACTTATAATAGGTGGCGTCAAACACAAAGATGATTTTGTGGGAGACTCGGAGATCAACATCAAGACTCCTGCCTACACTCATCACAGTGAAATCCGAAAGATCATACGCAAGCATTTTAAGAACGCAGAGATTCATAGGTGCGGATTTCTTTCTCTTCCAGTTGATGAAATTGTAGGAGCTCATATTGATGAAGGAACTTACTATCTTACTAGGAATAGATATCATCTTTCTATTCTTGGTCGATATCAGTATTTCTGTGGAACAGAAAGTGTCATTGTAGAACCAGGAACTCTTCTTTGGTTCAATAATAAATTACCTCATGGCACCGTTAACATCGGTAATGAGACACGCATAACATTCGTTTTTGATATACCTCATGGACAAAGTTGAAATCCTTATTCTTCGCAACCTTCTTTATAATGAGGAGTATCTTCGTAAAGTAGTTCCTTTTATTAAATCGGAGTATTTTGAAGATTCTCATCAGAAGATTGTATTTGAGGAGATTCTTAGTTTTGTTCAACAATATAATCAACCAGCAACAAAAGAAGTTCTCTGTATTGAGGTAGAGAAAAGATCTGATATTAATGACACTTCCTTCAAAGAAGTCACAAAGTTAATTAGTTATCTTGATGACATTCCAACCGAATATGGTTGGCTTGTGGATACTACTGAGAAGTGGTGCCGCGATCGTGCTATCTATTTGGCACTCATGGAGTCCATCGCTCTTGCCGATGGCAAAGATGAAAAGAAAGGTAGAGATGCTATTCCTGGCATTTTGTCAGACGCTCTTGGCGTTTCTTTTGATACTCATATCGGACACGATTATCTTGAGGACTATGAAGCACGTTACGAGACATATCATAGAAAAGAGGAGAAGATCTCTTTCGATCTTGAGTACTTTAACAAGATCACAAAAGGTGGTTTGCCTAATAAGACTCTCAACATCGCTCTTGCTGGTACGGGTGTCGGAAAGTCTCTATTCATGTGCCATGTGGCTAGTTCCGTCTTACTGCAGGGAAAGAACGTTCTCTACATCACACTTGAGATGGCAGAGGAACGAATTGCAGAAAGAATTGATGCCAACCTTCTTAATGTTCCTATTCAGGAAATAGTAGATCTTCCAAAACAGATGTTTGACACTAAAGTCAATAATCTTGCGAAAAAAACTCAAGGAACCCTAATTATTAAGGAGTACCCTACAGCATCAGCCCATAGTGGACACTTTAAATCACTTCTTAGTGAACTTGCACTTAAGAAGTCATTTAGACCTGATATTATTTTCATTGATTACCTTAATATATGTGCTTCCAGCAGGTATCGCGGAAACAGCACTGTCAATTCATATTCTTATATCAAAGCAATTGCTGAGGAGCTTCGAGGGTTGGCTGTTGAAGCAAACGTCCCTATCGTTTCTGCCACGCAGACCACTCGCTCTGGTTATGGTAGCAGTGATGTTGAACTTACTGATACTAGTGAATCCTTTGGTCTCCCTGCTACTGCTGATCTTATGTTTGCCCTTATTTCTACTGATGACCTTGAGAATCTGGGACAAATACTTGTAAAGCAATTGAAAAACAGGTATAATGATCCGACCATCCACAAGCGTTTTGTGGTTGGTATTGATAGGGCAAAGATGCGTCTTTATGATTGCGAACAATCCGCCCAAGCAGATATCCTTGACAATGGAAAGGAAGAAGAGTATGATTTTGAGGAACGCAAACCAAAAAAATCTTTTGAAGGATTCAAATTCTAATGAATGATTTGATAGACGAAGATTGGATAAAATATACAGAAGTAAATAATTTTACATATGAGATTGTGGATTTTGGAAAAGTAAAAACTTTAGTTTTTAAAGATTTTTTAAAATATCCTGATAAATTAAAAAATTTAACAAATAAATTAAAAATTGATAGTGATGATATGAGTTTATACAGTTTTAAACCTGGAAAAACTTATGGATTTCATCCAAGTTTGATTAACGTGTATTTGAACTGTATTTTGGAATCTATCAAAAAAATTTTTTTATTTAATGAAGTTTATCCCGTATTTGGTGCGATTAATTACTTTAATGGTAATATGCAATCTCATTTCAATTATCCACATACTGATGCTGGTTTCCCCAGAATAGATACTACAATTGCAGCTAATATTGGACTAACTAAAAATTTAAAAGGCGGAACAGGATTTTGGTCGTATAGAAATAAAGTCAATATGTTAGATTTTACCTCTGATGATATTGAATCCTATAAACTTTTTATAAATGATCAAAAAAAAATTTCTTATGAAAAAATAAAAAATTTGAAAGAAAAATATGATGAATATAGAGAAAATATCGCCTATAAATGGTATCAAATTGAGAATGAAGGTGATTGGAAACTTGAATGTATTTGTCCATTAGAATATAATAGTCTGGTTTTATACTCTACATTAAATTTTCACAATCCATATATAAAACCAGAATGGTATTGTAACGAAGATCGAACATCTGTTTCTGGATTTTTTGATGTAGAAATAAAAACACAATATAATAATCAATTGAATGATCTTTGTAAAATATTCAGATTAAATGAAGTTTATGAAATTAATTCTAAATCGTAGTTGACAATAAAACAAAAAAAAAGTATGATTTTGAGGAACGCAAACCAAAAAAATCTTTTGAAGGATTCAAATTTTAAAATTATGACCCAAAAAGTTGATACTGAAAAATATCTTGAATTTGTTAAGGGAGTGACTAGTGCTCCTAGTCTTGAATATCCCGCACTTGCCTCACGCCTGAGTGAACTGGAAGCAGGTGGAGCTAATGTTACTCAACTTCTTACTGCTGCCTTGGGTCTGACCGCAGAGGCAGGAGAATTCACTGAGGTTGTAAAAAAGATTTTCCTTCAAGGAAAACCATACAATGAAGAAAACGCATTCCATATGAAGCGTGAACTTGGAGATATCTGTTGGTATCTTGCTCAAGCATGTATGGCACTCGATACTACTATCGATGAAGTAATTGAGATGAATGTCGATAAACTTCAGGCACGTTACCCTGGTGGTAGTTTTGATGTTCACTTTTCCGAAAATCGTAAGGAGGGAGACCTGTGATTAGTATTAATATGGATGTAAGAACCGCGGCTGCAGTTAGACATGTTTTGTTCAAAGAACAAGAACGATATACTTATGATATTACTCGTGTACCGACACGGATTATTGAAATTCGTAATGTCATTACTGATCTTGATAAACAAATTGAGGATGAATTGAAAAATGAAACTACTGACGCTTGAGGATTACCAAAGAGCAGGTGAAGAGTTTTGGCCTAAGTATTGGTATGTTGCCAAAGAACTTGGTGAAGACGCAAAACCAGAAGATGTTCTGAAAGTTATGGAAGCAGTTGGCAGTGTTGCTCTCAAAATCAAACTTGAAGAAACTCTTCCTTTTGGATTCAACAAAAAGAAAGAAGAATCTGAGACTCCTTGACGGGGGTCTTTTTTTTTATAAATATTTGAAAAAGTCTTTATAAAAATGAACTACGAAGAAATCAGAGCTCTTCAAGAAGCATATGATAAGGTTTATGCTCCTCAAGAAGTTGATGAAGCAACCGCGATGGCTAAGCGTGGTTATGATGAAGCACCCATTCGCCAAAAGATTGCTAAGTCAACTGGTGGTGGTGAGGCTGCTGATAGAGCATCTAATCTTGAGAAGAAATCAACTTTTGGCGATGATAAGAAAGCAAAGCAAAGACAAGATCTTGCCAGAAAGCAAAGAGGTGATTTCCGTAAGACCACCTCTTCCTCCCCTGGTCTCCATGGTTATGGATACAAGTCTGATGACCCTAAGGTAAAAGCAAAGCAGGCAGCAAGAGGCGCACAAAGAGGTGCTCTGACTCCTAATGAGAAGAAAGAACTCAATAGAGAAGAGTTTGAGAGACTGGAAGCAACAGGTCTTTTCACCGCAGAAGAGATTGAAAGAATCCTTGACATTATTGGCGACTGATAAATAAGTCGGGAAGTTGACATTCTAACCCACTTGACTTTTAGTTGAGTGGGTTTTATAATGTCTTTATTCGGGGTTATAGCTCAGTTGGTAGAGCGCCTGCTTTGCAAGCAGGATGTCAGGAGTTCGAGTCTCCTTAACTCCATTCTAAATACTTAGAAAAGTATTGGGTAAATGGCAGAACTGTCAAAAGCAGACCTTGCTAAAAGAGGGAACGAAGAAACTATTGTAGATAAATTTTACAGTCTTAATAATCTTGTAAATATTTTTCTTCATAAAGACGGCCAATTTAAACCATATGCGATCGTCGTGGTTCAGGACGGTGAAGAGCATCCCTATGAAGCAGATGAAAAAAATACAAGAAATGAACTTTTAGCAAGAATTAGATCTGTTATTGAAAGAAAAAACAATACAGATAAAATATTATTCGTAGGAAAATTTGAGAACACCAATCAGGTTAAAACTGTACCATTAACTGAGATGGTAAAGACGGAAGAGTTTGGTGGCCAAACTGGCGGAAAGAAAATAAATCTAGGAATTAAATTTGAAAAAGATTTCTATCATAGTTTAAGTTGTGAACTTGGATGTGGTGGTGAAAGAACAGTATATTCTAAAGAAGTCAAAGACCTACTTGAAGATATTGGAAAAGTTGAAAAGTGTGGTCTTTCTGATGTTTCTGCTGAAGGAGGTAAAAATCAATCGAGACCTTTAGCAGGTGGTGCTGGTGGATTATATGTTACTGCTGGAGGAACGAAGAAAAAAGATATTGGAAGTACAGTTACTGATATTACCACTTTCTGGGGCCCAAAAAAAGAACCAGTATATCTGTCATTAAAGTATGGAAGTACTCTTACTTTTATTAATTCTGGAGTAGGAAAGATTTTTACTGCTGATGATTATAAAAATTATTTTAATGGATATAGCAATCCAATAGGAAAAGAGTTATTTAAAATGTTTGGAATTGATCCGATTCTATTTGCTAAAACCTTTAATGATTATCCACATAAAACAAAAATGCCATCAGTAGATGTAACAAGTAAGTGTGATAAGGCAGCTATTCAAGATTTACTACAATATGCAATCGGTCATGGATATTGGATGATTCATGGAGGAACAAGTGGTGGAGTTAAAATGTATCAGATTGATGAAGCATATATGAAGAAGGCATCTTCAATTACGGGACAGGTAAAAATAATGTATGGTGGAAGTATGGGTAAAGGAAAGCGCATTGACATTCATATGGAAAGTTCGGTTTACAAGTTTATGTGGAACTTGAGAAATAAACAGTCTGGACTTTATCCATCGCACATTATGTGCGATTATAAAAAGAAATAAATATAGTATAAGGACTAACAATATAGATGAAAAGTTTTTTCCAATTTTTGAGTGAGGCACAATCGCAGGCAAGTATGCAGGCGAAGAAACTGAACCTCAAGAGTGATGGCCACGGAGGTTGGTTAGACTCTCGTGGAGAGTTTGTTGCGAAGACTGAAGGCGGAAAACTGAAGTTCTTTAACCAGAGTCAGAAAGTAGGTCAACAGGATCCAAAGCAAGTAAGAACTCCTGCCAATCAGCAACCAACTGCAACTCAAACAAAACCTCCAACCAAGGAACAAGAACCAACAAAGAAGGCAGAGACTCCACAAGACCAAGAAGCAGAAACCCAAGCAGATACTTTGACTGTTGCTTTTGGTCGTTTCAATCCTCCTACTGTTGGCCATGAAAAACTTTTGAGTGCTGCTAAGAAAGCATCTGCTGGTGGAGACCTTAAGATCTATCCATCCAGAACTCAAGATCCTAAGAAGAATCCACTGGATCCTGATATGAAGATTTCATATATGAAGAAGATGTTCCCAGATTATGCGGATAACATCGTGAATGATGAAGAGATGAAATCCATTTTTAATGTTCTTACCACAGCAAGTGAGCAAGGATATACAAGCGTTAATATTATTGTTGGTTCTGATCGTCAGTCAGAGTTTGAAAATCTGGCAACCAAATATAATGGAGAACTTTATACCTTCGATGAGATTCGTGTAATCTCTGCTGGTGTTCGTGATGCTGATGCTGAAGGTGTTGAGGGAATGTCAGCATCCAAGATGAGAAAGGCAGTTGTTGATGGGGACTTTGATTCATTCCGTCGTGGAACTCCTAAGTCGCTGGATGATGGCGATACTCAGGCTCTGTTTGATGCCGTTCGTTCTGGAATGAAAATCAAAAAGAAAAAAGAAGTTGCTGAGATGTGGGAGATTGCTCCTAAGTATGATTTAAAAGGACTTCGTGAGCAATATGTGAATGGTTTGATTTATAAGATTGGTGATGTTGTCGAAAACTTGAATACTGGACTTATTGGTGAGATTGTTCGTAGAGGGACGAATCATTTAATTTGTGTCACCAAAGAGAACATTATGTTCAAATCTTGGATTCGTGATGTGATGGAAGCAGTTCAAAACTATCCTGGCCCTTGTGGTGTTTCTGCTGATAAGAGAGAGGTTGGAACTGATTCATATCGCGAATATGCGATGAAAATGACAGGAACTGAGGGGATCAAGAATTTCATAAATAAGTATAAGAAAAAGACTAAGTAGAATTAAGATGTCTATCAATCCCTTGAACGATCTCTCCAAGGTCTATTTGGAGAATGTCTCAGAGTCTGCTGTTCCAGGCAAACCTGCTGAAAGACTTGGTGCGGTAACTGGTATCCCCAAGTCTGAGCAGGAAGCTGCTAAAGAAAGACTTCTGAAAAAAGCAGCAGCAAAACGCGCTGCTATGAAGACCGAGGCACTTGATCCCGTAGGACAGGAAGACGCAGATATTGATAACGACGGCGACACCGATAAGTCTGATAAGTATCTCCATAAGCGTCGTAAGGCTATTGCCAAGGCGATGAAGAAGAGAGTAAAGGAAGAAAGAGAACTTGCTGAGATTCATAAGCAGGCACATATGCCGCATGAAATTCCCGACAAGAATCTGAAAAAACTTGTCGCAAAAGCAGTCAAGAGAATTGATACTGATGTTGACGGTGATACAGATCACAATGATAAAGCAAAGGGAGAACTTGGTGAGTTCATTCCAGGTGTAGGTAACAAGAGACTTTATTCGACTACAGGAACAAAAACCGCAAAAGAATCTTTCTCAAACTGGAGACAAGATCTTTCCGAAGTTATTACTGATGAGTCTGATAAACAAATCAAGGAAAAAAAAATTAAAAATAAAGTTGTAATTAATCCAAAACTGGGAGAAGCAGTAGAGGAAATTGGTGGCACTCTTCTTGAAATGATTGAAGTTGATGAGTTTGATTATGTTGTTGAGGAAGTATATCTGGAACTTATTGAAGAAGGATTTTCTGAAGATGAAATTGAGTATGGTATTGAGACTGCTCTAAAAAATCTTGAAGAAGGATATTATGATTCGGCAGTAGCAACATCAGCATCAAAAGCAAAGTCTTCCGAAGAACCTGCTCCTAAGAAGTCTTTGAAGGATAGACTTAAGTCTGTCGCTAAGAAAGCAATTTATGGAACTGCTCGCGCTGCTGGAGAAGTAGTAAAAAAGAAGGAACAAATTAAAGGGGCAGCAGAAAAAGTAAAAACTTATAGCAGCACTATCAAAAAAATTGCCAAGGCTGGTTATAAGTCTGGTAGAGGACCAGTCGAAAAAACGACAACTTATAGAGGTGCTGGTGTAGGTCGTAAGGAAAAGATTGGTGAGGAAGTCGTTGATGAAGGAATCAAGGGTGAAAGAAATGTAATGAGAAAACTTGCTTCTAAGGAAAGGGCAGCAGAGAGAAAGGAAAAAGGTGGAGCTGCTGCTAAGATGCCCGGTAGACTTGGTAAGTCTGCTGGCGATTCTTATGCCGACTATCAGCAAGTCTCTATTGCTGCTCACGATAAGGTAACCAAGAAAAACAAAAATGTTGTTGGACTGGTAACTAAGGAGCAAAAAGAAGAAGAGACACAAACATCTAATGCACCCCAAAAAGTTGATCCACAAACTCAACAAATGCTTGCCAGAAAGAAGCAAATGCTTCAGAAGCAGCAAATGTTAGATAAGCAAAGACTTCAACTCCAGAGACAAGGCAAACTTCCAGTTGGTCATGCTATGGAAGAAGTTGAGCAGGTTGATGAAAAACTCAATCTGAAGAAAGAAAAGATGGGTGATGTCATCAAGGACTTCTATAAGTCTGATGCTCCCCAGTTTAAGGGCAAGTCAAAAGAAAAGCGTCGTGAGATGGCTATCGCTGCTAAGTTGACTGCTGAGCGTGGTGGAAGTAAACTTGGCGAAGAGATTGAAATCGAAGAGGGAATGTCCCTGAAAGACTTCAAAGCAAACCGCAAGAAGAATGAGCGTAGAGCTGCTTCTGCTGATGCCGAGAAGAGAGGTCATGTAGGTAAGGAATGGCACAACACTGGTAGAAAGTATTCTCCAGATGAAGCAAAGTCTCGTCGCGCAAAGATGTCCGATGATGATAGAGCAGCAAGACACCGTGCTGCTGTAGATCCTGATGATGATCGTGATGAGAATACATACTCAGCATCTAAGACTAAGGATCCTAAGAAACTTCGTAAGCAGGCTGCTATGGGTGAAGAAACCATCAATGAGCGTACTCGTTATGCTAAAGAAACTGGTAAAGACTTCACTACAGGCAAACCCTCTGAGAAAGGTGGCACTTTAGGTGGTGATGATCGTCATTCTAAAGTGATGCGTTATATGCAGAAGAACTTGAGAAAGTCTGGTGGTATGATGTCTTCCAGAAAGAACCCTATTCAACCTCAAGGTAAGAAAAAAGAAAAGGGTACTAAAGGTTATGAGGGTCAAACCCCTGTAGATAAAATCAAAGCCAAACTTGCAAAGAAGAGAGCACCAAAACCCGATCTTGGATCGAGATATGATTGATTAAGGCATACCTAGGAAAAATAATTTCTAAATAACTCAGGATACTCTTATTGGAGGACATTATGGGCGCAGTAGTAGCAGTGGTAAAACCACTTCTGATTCAAATTGCATCTCATCCAGCAGTTAAAAATCTTGTTATTGAACTTCTTGAAAAGTATGTAAAATCCACTGATAACACTATTGATGATGTGGTTCTTGTTCTTGTTAAGGAGAAACTCTTTACTCCTGAAGCATGATTACCTGTTTTGTAACTAATTGGGGAGTAACCATTGCTTTAGGTCTGTTGCTAACTGCTTCTGAGTGGTTAGCTAAAACAAAAAGATTTGAAGAGAATGGATTGCTTGATGTTCTAACAAACTTTTTAAAGATTGTTTTACGCAAAAGGGGATGAAAAGTAACATCTCCTTTTTTTATAAATATAATTAGCAAATATTTCAACGGAAGAAAGACATGGCACTTTGGGGGAATAACGATTCCATCCGTGGCGGTGGACAAGTTTATATTAATTATCAAACTGGTATTGTTACTGGTACTGCAACCACTTTTGGTCAGACTGGTGCAATTCAGGAAGGCGATGTTATTCGCTTTGGTACTAGAGACAATGTATATTATGGTGATGCCGTAGTCGTCAGCATTGCGAGCACCACTTCACTGACAATTGGTTCTACTGCCGGATTAAGCGGTGCCATTGTTGGAGCATCTGGAACAACTTATGTTGGAAGTCAGCTTCCTAAGTTCACAGTTCTTGATTCTAAGTATAGTGAGAAGTCTGGTGTTGGTGCTGATGACTCCTATGTTTATGGCGTTTCCACTGAAGGCATTGATAACGCACAAGGAACTTCATATGCTCTGACCCATCAAGGTTGGGTTGGTGTTACCACCTATACTGATAGTGACGGAAACCATAGAGTTAAGACTGAAACTCTTGTTGCGATGTCTGGTATCACCACTGGCAATGAGCCTTCCTTCCCACCATCACCTTCATATGGTGGCCCTGTTTGATAACCTGTAGGACTATATGATTTTTAATGAACTGAATGAGGATAACTTCCTTTTATTCGCTATAAAGTATCATCAAAATCCTCAGGCAGTCACTAAAAGTGATTTTGAAAAAGATTTAAATCATTTTAAGTATATTAAGAGGTTACTAAAACGATACAAAAATACAGGTGAGCTCAAAACTCACCTGTTAGTCAACCACTTTATCATTCTTTATAATATATTTGGGGAAGCAACAACCCCAATGTTATTCTTTAAGATTGATCGTGATTTGTGGCCTTTTATGAAAAGTTTCATTATATTTTTGAACAAGTTTCCAGAGTATCCTAAAACTTACATTCACGATATCCAACCAGATTTGGAATGTATGAAGTCCTTATATCAAATCTACAATGGATCAGAACAAGATTGATAGAGTTATTGAAATAGTAAGGGCAAACCTCTATGAAGAGGTTCCAACAATGGCTCTTGCTCATGGAAACATTGCTGGTACTCCTGAGGCGGGAGACGATCCTCCAGTAAGACTGAGAAAGAGAAAGAAGAAGTATATGAGTGGTGGCAGAGGTTCTAGAAAAGTATGGTTAGATTACCTAAAATCATCCAATGGCAGAACAAGTTAAGGTTGCTGTACTAGAAGAAAGATTGCAAAACTTTGAGGCATTTGTCTCTAAGTTAGATTCTGCTATTGAAAAGATTGCTGAGGTAAATAATAATGTGTCTAGGATGCTAGCCGTCCATGAAGAAAGAATCAGTAAACAAGAAGAAATTGACTCAATATTGTTTGATAAAATCGACAAACTCCGTGATAAAATGGACAGCGATCATGACAGTGTTAGTAAACGATTATCTTTACTGGAACGAAAACTTTGGGTTGGCCTCGGAGTACTGGGAACAGTTGTAGCACTGTCCAACCCCCAAGCAATCAAAACTATTAAACCGTTGTTATCCTCCGCAGAAGGTGTTATAATGGCACCAGCGATAGCCTTTGTTAATGGATCACGTTGATTCCAAATTTATTGGACTTCTATCTCCACGTTTAGAAAAGTTCAAAAGAGTCAAAGCAGATCTTTACAATTTTCGATGCCCTATTTGTGGCGACTCGCAGAAGAATAAGAACAAGACCAGAGGTTATTTGTATGCCGTAAAGGCAAACACTAACTTTAAGTGCCATAATTGTGGCGCGTCGATGTCTTTTAATAACTTTCTAAAACAGATAGATCCAACATTTCATAAGCAATATACTCTAGAAAAGTTTAAGGAAGGACATACTGGAAGAAATTTTTCAGTAGAAGAACCAGAGTTTAAATTTGAAACTCCCAAATTTTCTCAAAAGATTAATCTTCCAAAAGCATCTGAGAATCCAACGTCAGATGGGTATCTGACTGCTAGAAAACTTAATTCATGTCAATTTTATTATGCCGAAAAGTTTAAAGAATTTGTAAATTCGCTTAAACCCACTTTTGATGATTTGAAGTATGATGAACCTAGGATTATCATACCTTTGTATTATCAAAAATCCTTAATAGGCCTTCAAGGAAGAACTCTGGATTTTCAAAATCCAAAGTCTGTTAAATATATCACTGTGATGATTAATGATGACGCACCAAAAATCTACGGATTGGATAACATCAGAAAAGATGCTCCAGTCTATGTTACAGAAGGACCATTCGACAGCACGTTCGTTCGCAATGCGATTGCTATGTGTGGAGCTGATGCTGATGTTAGTCGCTGGGGGATTAGCAATCCTGTGTGGATCTATGATAACGAACCGCGCAATAGAGAAATTGTCAACCGCGTCGAACGTACAATCAGTACAGGAGATTCGGTAGTCATCTGGCCTTCAAGTATTCTTGAAAAAGATATTAATGATATGGTTGTGTCTGGACTGGATATCCAGTCTGTGATAGAATCTAATACATATTCTGGATTAGAAGCAAAACTTAAGTTTACCACCTGGAAGAAAATATGAGTAACGGCACCAAAGTTAAAAAGCGTGATGGAAGAATTGAACCTCTTGACCTAGACAAGATGCACTTGATGGTTGAAGAGGCATGTAGAGGTCTTGCGGGAGTCTCTGCCAGTCAAGTTGAAATGAAATCTGGCATTCAATTTTATGATGGAATTACAACTGGAGAGATTCAAGATATTTTGATTCGTAGTGCTAGCGATTTAATTGATCTTGATCATCCAAACTATCAATTTGTTGCTGCCCGCCTTCTTTTGTTTGCTCTTCGCAAACAATTGTTTGGTCGTATGCGTGAACTTCCTTCACTTTCTGATCACATTACAAATCTTGCATATCAAGATCTTTATGATAAGGATATATTTGTTAAATACTCGATGGAGGAAATTCAAAAAGTTGAATCTTTTATAGATCATGAACGCGACTTCATCTTTACTTATGCTGGCCTTCGTCAGGTAGTAGACAAATATCTTGTTCAGGACCGTAGTAGTGGGAGAGTTTATGAAACTCCTCAATTCATGTACATCATGATTGCTCTGACCATCTTCCGTAATTATCCAAAAGAAACACGCCTTTCTTACGTCAAGAGGTACTACGATGCCATCAGCAAGCACCGCATCAACATCCCAACACCAATCATGGCAGGGGTGCGGACACCAATTCGTCAATTTGCATCTTGTGTTCTCGTTGATGTTGATGACACCCTCGATAGTATCTTTAGCAGCGATATGGCTATTGGCCGCTATGTTGCACAAAGGGCTGGTATCGGCATCAACGCAGGCAGAATCCGTGGTATCAACTCTAAAATCAGAGGTGGAGAGGTACAACACACAGGTGTGGTCCCCTTCCTTAAGAAGTTTGAATCAACTGTCCGATGCTGCACACAAAACGGCATCAGAGGTGGTTCTGCTACAGTTCACTTTCCTATCTGGCACCAAGAGATAGAAGACATTCTTGTTCTCAAGAACAATAAAGGAACCGAAGATAATCGTGTTCGTAAGTTAGACTATAGCATTCAAATCAGTAAATTGTTCTATGAACGTTTTATCCAAGACGCAGAGGTATCCCTCTTCTCTCCACACGATGTTCCTGGTTTGTATGATGCTTTTGGCACTGATGGATTTGACGAGCTCTATGTGGGTTATGAACGAGATCAGTCTATTCCAAGAAAGACTGTCGGAGCTCAAGAACTCATTCTTAATCTTCTAAAAGAGAGAGCAGAGACTGGTCGTATCTACATCATGAATATTGACCATTGCAACTCCCACTCTTCCTTTAAGGACAAGGTAAACATGTCCAACCTGTGTCAGGAGATCACTCTCCCCACAGATCCCATCAATCATATTGATGATGAACTGGGGGAGATTGCTCTGTGTATTCTTTCTGCTATTAATGTTGGTAAGGTAAAGTCTGATGAGGAACTTGAAGAACTTTGTGACCTTTCTGTTCGCGGTTTAGAGGAACTGATCGATTATCAAGGTTATCCAGTTAAGGCAGCTGAGAGAGCCACAAAGGCACGTAGATCTCTTGGGATTGGTTTTATTGGTCTTGCCCACTACCTTGCCAAGCTGGGTTATAATTATGACTCTCAAGAGGCATGGGATGCTGTTCATGGACTTTCCGAATCTTTCCAATTCTATCTCTTAAAGGCATCCAATCAACTTGCTAAGGAGAAAGGACATTGCGATCAATTTGGTCGCACTAAGTATGCGGATGGTATTTTGCCAATTGATACATATAAGAAAGATGTGGATGAGATTTCCGCTCACAAGTTAATTCATGATTGGGAAGGTCTTAGAGCATCTATCTTGGAGCACGGTCTCCGACACAGCACATTGTCCGCACAAATGCCTTCAGAGAGCAGTTCCGTTGTGTCAAACGCAACCAACGGAATTGAGCCACCTCGCGACTACCTGTCCATTAAGAAATCCAAAAAAGGACCTCTCAAGCAGATTGTTCCACAATATGGAACTCTTAAGAATAATTACACGCTTCTTTGGGATATGGAGTCCAATCGTGGTTATATTAATGTTGTTGCTGTGATGCAAAAGTTCTTCGACCAAGCAATCAGCGGCAACTGGTCTTATAATCCAGAAAACTATCCAGACAACGAAGTCCCAGTGTCCATCATGGCACAAGACTTTTTAACTACATATAAGTACGGATGGAAAACATCTTACTACCAAAACACTCACGATATGAAGAATGATGAGGTAGTTGAAGATACTAAGTCCGAACTTCACAATTTAGTAAGTGAATTAGAAAACATAGAGGAGGGGGAGTGTGAATCCTGTGCAGTTTAAAATTTCTTCCGTGGAAGGATTAAAGACGAATGTTAAAGGCATGACTGTTTTTAACACTGAACAAGTTAATACTAAGAAGCAGCCTATGTTTTTTGGATCTCCTCTGGGAATCCAACGATATGATTCATACAAATACCCAGTTTTTGATAAATTAACCACCCAGCAACTTGGATACTTCTGGAGACCCGAAGAGGTGTCTCTTCAGAAGGATCGTGGAGACTATCAGACACTTCGCCCAGAACAAAAACACATCTATACTTCTAATCTGAAGTATCAGATTATGCTCGATTCTATTCAGGGTCGTGGTCCTGGTATGGCATTTATTCCATATTGCTCTTTACCAGAACTTGAGGCATGTATGGAAGTGTGGGGATTTATGGAGATGATCCATAGTCGTTCATATACTTACATTATTAAAAACGTCTATTCAGATCCTTCTGAGGTCTTCGATAAGATTGTGACCGATGAGCGTATTCTAGAGCGTTCTAAGAGCGTTACAGAAGCATATGATGACTTCATTAATTCGGCACATCAATATGATAATAGTAATGACTGGATTTATGCTTTAGAACAAGTTCCACAAGCACAAGAATCAAGATATGAACTTAAACGAAAGCTCTACAGAGCAGTCGCAAACGTTAACATTCTTGAAGGTATTCGGTTCTACGTTAGTTTTGCTTGTAGTTTCGCCTTTGGTGAACTTAAGCTTATGGAAGGATCCGCTAAGATCATCTCTCTTATCGCAAGAGACGAAAACCAACACTTAGCAATCACACAGAACATCCTGAACAAGTGGAGGGATGGTGATGATCCAGAAATGAAGC